GAAGTAGAACAAGCATATATCAATCACAGCAAAGTTAAAATTGTACCCACATTTAAGACAGACTTAACAAGTGCTAGTATGATCAAATACACAATTAACAGTTGGTTAGCAACGAAAGTATCATTCTTCAATGAGTTATTTCATCTGCACCAATCAAGCAATGCAGAGACATCATGGGAGCAGTTCACAGATATGTTGAAACGTGACCCAAGAGTAGGTGACAGTCATATGCAAGTCCCAGGACCAGATGGTCAATTCGGATTTGGAGGACATTGTTTACCTAAAGATACTAAAGCATTGCTATATTATTCTAAACTAGAGGGAGCACCTCTTTCTTTACTAGAACAAGTCATCAATCAGAATTCAAATCAACGTTCTGGGTAAATCTACGCAGAAATTGATTGACAAACCCGCATAGGTACGATATACTATGCACTTAAATTATATATTTCATAGGAGAAATCAATGTCAGGAAATGCAAAATACTTTAATCCAGAACAAGTCAATAAACTCAAGCAATTAGTCAACGAAGGCATGGCAGTCATGCAAGAAGTTGAAACACTTAACGGTGGTCTTAACGACACTGTAAAAGCAATTGCGGAAGAGTTAGAAATCAAATCTAGCATTCTAAAGAAAGCAATCAGAGTTGCACACAAAAGCAAACTTACTGATACAAATGCTGACCATGAACAACTAAACGATATATTGGAGACAGTTGGTAGAACTATTTAATGTCATACGTTGATGCAGTAAATGACAAAAGCAACGACAAGATTCATGTTGTAGAGCGAAACCTTGATGGTGAACGAGAGTTCAAAGAGTATCCTATAAATTACACTATGTACTTTGAGGATAACAAAGGCAAGTCGCATAGTATCTACGGTGATCGAGTTAGTCGTTTCTCTACCTTTAAGAAGGCAGAGTTCGAGCGAGAAAAACGGATGCATTCAGGTAAGAAATTATTTGAAAGCGATATTAATCCTGTCTTTCGTTGTCTTAGTGAGAACTATCTAAAGATAGATGCTCCGAAACTGCATACATGTTTTTTCGATATTGAAGTAGACTTTGATCCTGCAAAAGGATTCTCTCCTCCGAGTGATCCTTTCAATCCAGTTACTGCTGTCAGTCTATACTTAGACTGGCTCGATCAACTGATATGCTTGGCCGTTCCTCCCTCTCATATGACGTATGAGACTGCACAGGAGGCTATCAAAGACTTCCCAGATACTTTGTTATTTAGAACAGAGAAAGAATTGTTTGATGTGTTTTTTCAATTGATTGAAGATGCTGATGTGATGTCAGGTTGGAACTCAGAAGGATACGATATCCCCTACATGGTGAATCGTGTTACTCGTGTGATGTCGAAAGATGACACTCGTAAGTTCTGTTTGCTAGGTCAGTTTCCGAAGAAGCGAACATATGAACGATTCGGCAAAGAAGAAGAAACGTTTGACCTAGTAGGTCGTATTCATTTAGATTATCTTCAACTCTACAAGAAGTATAACTACGAATCTCGTCACAGTTATAAACTAGATGCGATTGGTGAGTTAGAAGTAGGCGAGAAGAAGACTGAGTACGAAGGTTCACTTGATCAGTTATACAACAAAGACTTTAAGAAGTTCATTGAGTATAACAGACAGGATACAATGCTACTCAAAAAACTAGATGACAAGTTGCAGTTTATGGAACTTGCTAATCAGATGGCACATGAGAATACTGTATTGCTTCCGACTGTGATGGGTTCTGTGGCTATGATTGAAATGGCTATTATGAACGAATCACATGAGCGAGGATTTGTTGTTCCTGACAAAAAACGTAAGAGCCGAGATGATGATGGACAAGGTCAAGCGGCTGGTGCATATGTTGCTACTCCTAAGAAAGGGTTGCATGACTGGATAGGCTCTATCGATATCAACTCGCTGTATCCTTCAGTGATACGAGCATTGAACATGGCGCCTGAAACGATTGTAGGTCAAGTGAAACATACATTGACTGATCAATACATGTTAGAAAAGGGCTTAGGTCTAGCACAGAAGAAATCTCGTTACAAGAAAGGCGATGCGTCTGTAGAAGGTCCTATCTTATGGGAAGGACTGTTCGGTTCACTTGAGTACACTGCGATTCAGAATCAGGAACGTGGCACAATGCTAACGATTGATTATGAAGATGGGCGTTCAGAAGACATGAGTGCGGCTCAGATATGGAAGATGATTTATGACTCTAATAATCCTTTTATCCTTAGTGCTAACGGCACAATCTTTAGATCAGACATAGAGGGTGTGATTCCAGGTCTGTTGTCTAAATGGTATTCTGATCGTAAGGTCATGCAGGCTAAACTCAGAGAGTCAACAACAAAAGAAGATATCGACTACTGGGATAAGAGACAGTTAGTTCGTAAGATTCTACTTAACTCAGCATATGGCGCACTTCTTAATGAACATTGTCGATTCTATGATAAACGTATCGGACAGTCTGTTACATTGACAGGGCGAAGTGTGACAAAACATATGTCTGCTCATGTTAATGAAATCATAACTGGGGTATATGATCATACTGGCGACTCAATGATCTACGGTGATACTGACTCTTGTTACTTTAGTGCCTGGCCTATGTTGAAAGATGACTTGCCAAAAGATATGACATTAGCAAACAAAAAACAAACGTTTATTGATTTGTATGACAGTATGTCTGATCAATGTAATGAATCATTTCCTGGCTTTATGGAAAGTGCGTTTCATTGTCCTCGTAGTAAAGGTGAGATTATTCGAGGCGGCAGAGAAGTCTGTGGTGATAGAGGATTGTTCATCACTAAAAAAAGATATGCTATCAACATCTATGACAACGAAGGCAAACGTACTGATGCCAATGGTGCGATGTATGTCAAGGCAATGGGACTTGATCTCAAACGTGCAGATACTCCTAAGTATGTACAGAACTTTCTTAAAGAAGTGTTAGAGATGACTCTTTCTGGATTAGGACGTGAAGATATTATAGAAAAAGTTAAAGAGTTTAAACTCATATTAGGTCAACAGGATTCATGGACAAAAGGTTCTCCTAAAGGTGTAAACAAGTTGACTTCTTATACACAATTAGAAAAGAAATCTAAGACTGGTCGTGCAAACATGCCTGGTCATGTGAGAGCGGCAATGAACTGGAACACACTCAAAAGAGTGCATGGAGACAACTACTCTATGGAGATCATGGATGGCTTTAAAGTCGTAGTATGTAAACTCAAGCCGAATCCAATGGGCTATACAAGTATTGCTTACCCGACAGATCAACTTAGATTGCCTGAATGGTTCCAAGAACTTCCTTTTGATGACAATCTAATGGAATCAACTCTTGTTGACGAAAAGATTAGCAATCTACTAGGCGTTCTTAAATGGGATTTGAGAGCAAACACAGACACCAACTCAACATTTGATGAGTTATTCAGTTTCGGGTAAGTCAAGTGACCAAATTACTTGCTTTACGCAAAAAAACCAGATATAATACAAAATATATCTACCTAAATACTTTAAGAGGAAACACATGAAAGATAATTTATTAGACTTAATCGAATACACGTACGGACTAGGCATCATTGATCTAGTAAAGATCGTGGGGACAGCAGAAGATACAGAGATTGGTGCAATCGCTGAAGATAAATCTGTTGTTGTTAGTGGCAAGACAAAAACTCCTGTTGCTGACTTTATAGGCACTTTTGGTATGCCGAATCTAGGTAAACTCAAAACTATTCTAAGTTTTGATGACTATGATTCAAGTGCTACTATTGACATGACTCGCAAAAATGTTGATGGGGAAGAGATTCCTACAGCAGTTCACTTTGCAACTAAAACAGGCGACTTTGTTAACGACTATCGTTTAATGTCAAAAGCATTGATTGAAGAGAAAGTTAGAAACGTGACATTTAAAGGTGCGGCTTGGGACATTGAATTCGAACCTACAATCGCAGGTATCTTACGTCTTAAGAAACAAGCACAAGCAAACGCAGAAGAATTAAACTTCACAACTAAAACAGACAATGGTGATCTTAAGATATTCTTTGGTGACCCTTCTACTCACTCAGGCAACTTTGTATTTCAACCTAGTGTCACAGGAACGTTGAGCAGAACATGGCAGTGGCCTGTTAAAGTCTTCTTGTCTATTATGGATCTTCCTGGTGACAAGATTGTGCGTATATCTGATCAAGGGGCGGCACAGATTACTGTAGACAGTGGTTACACAGTTTACGAATATCTATTACCAGCACAAGCAAAGTAGGTACCGATGAAGCGACCATATGATCTCATTTATTTTATTGGAGATAGTTTTACATATGCAATTAAACAGGCTGATGATATTGAAGGTGTAATTACTACAGAGAATAGATTTAGCCAATTGGTTGCAGATAATTACAAGTTAGAACATGTAAATCAGGCTAAGGCTGGCCAAAGCAATCAGTGGATTGCAAGAACTCTTCAGGATGACATGATAGCCTATAATATAGAAGATAAAAATCCACTAGTGGTTGTATCATACACTGATACCGGTAGACATGAGATGTGGGACAACAAACTTGGAGAACCAGATACATGTAACCCTTCTCAGTCTTGGTATAAAGATTGGATTATGGATGGACATGATCTAAATTTTTCTAACAAAGTTTCCCAATATCATATAAATGCATCACGTTTTTTGTTAAGATACTTAAAGTATGATTTTGTAGAGATATTTACGGCACAACACTCACAACACTTAACACACGAAACAGGAATTACGAAAGAGAAAGATCCACTGTCGAGTGTAGAAGAAACTTGCGAACATTCAATAATGGAAGCGGCAGGCTTTGAACATGGATGTTTTAAGGCTCTAGTGGATTTTCATCGTGGTGAAGATAAAGCCAGTCTAGGACATCTTAATGTTAAAGGTAATCAATTAGTAGCAAATCATCTTATTAGGCAAATAGATAAATTATATCCAGGGATACCAGTATGACAGAACAAATAAATCTTTCAACACAACAAGATGATGATTGGGCATTGTTTTTACCTGCTGTCAGTAGTTTCTTTATTGCTGGTTTAGGTAAGCAACGCAAAGGTGAAGAGTACTTTCCACAAGAACGTATCCCTGCAGGCTTCAACGGAGATGTTGAACGTCTTAACTTTTTGAATTCTAAAGAAGGATTATACACTTACAAATGGGGTCTGTATTCTGCGGGCCACGCCGACTTGGACATCACTAAAGACATTCCTAGTGAATCTATTATCCGAGAGCGGGAAGAAGGCACATTCATGTTAGGAGACTCTGGCGGTTTTCAGATCCTAAAGTGTCAGTGGCCCGCAGATTGGAAAGATCCTAATTGCCCACGTGCAATGAAGCAACGTATCAAGGTTCTAAAGTGGATGGATGCTTATATGGATTATGGTATGTGTTTAGATATCCCGTCAATGTCATTAGGTACATATCATGTTAAAGGTAAAGATGGTAAATCAGTACATGGTATCAAAACAATCGAAGATGCAATGATTGCCACACATATTAATAATGATTACTTTATTCATAATCGAAGTGGTGCTTGTAAGTTTCTTAATGTATTGCAAGGTGGAAATCATTCTCAGTCAGATGAATGGTATGAGCAAATGAAAATGTATTGCGATCCTAACGCATACCCAGACAATCACTTTAATGGTTGGGCATTCGGTGGTCAAAACAAAATTGACATACATTTAACACTAAAACGTATTGTACATATTATACATGATGGATTATTAGAAGAAGGTAAGCATGATCTTATTCATTGTTTAGGAACATCTATTTTAGAGTATGCAGTATTGTTTACAGATATTCAAAAAGCAGTAAGAAAGTATCACAATCCTAAGTTAAAGATTACGTTTGATTGTGCATCACCTTTTTTTGCGGCGGCAAAAGGATTAGCATACAATAACTCAACAATGGAACATAACACTAAGTGGACTTACTCAATGGAGAAGACTGCTGAGAACAAAGACTACGCAAACGACAGTAGACCCTTCAGAGACGCAGTATTAGCAGATGGTATACATGAAAAGTTTGCTGAATCTCCTGTAACTAAAGCATTAGTTCTAAAAGACTTATGTTATAGAGGAAATGGGTTTATAGGTCAGCATGGTAAAGAAACTAAGACTAGTTGGGACACATTGAGTTATACTATGCTTCAAGCACATAATGTGTATCAACACATGTTTGCTGTACAAGAAGCAAATCGACAGTATGAGCAAGGCAATATCCCTAAGATGTTGATGAATGAAACTTTTGATCGTATCAGATTCGGAGAAATTGTTGAAGAAATATTCTCACTTAATGATAGACAGAAGTCATTAGACTTGATCGATCAACACAGCAGACTATGGATGCAAATACAATCAGGTTCACAAGGAAATTCAGGCAAAAGGTCTGTCAATGCAGGTACTATGTTTGATCAACTTTTTTCAGTAGACGAAACTGTTGAAGTAAATAATGATGAAGACATGGAAGACAGTGACGAAGCCATTCAAGCAGTGATTGATTAACCAAAGTCATTGACTTTAACACTAAAAACGAGTATCATAGCACTATGACTGACAAAACTACACAAAGAACTATATGGGTAACATTTAGTAAAGAAGGTATACACATGTATCCTGGTGCTGATACTGATCCTAAACTTGCGACAGGTGACTGGGACGATGTATCGTTCTTAGGCTACCCTCACAGACATATATTTCATTTTAAAGTATGGATTGAAGTCTTCCATGATGATAGAGATATCGAATTCATACAGTTTAAAAGATGGTTAGAACGCTTGTACGAAGAAGTAGAAAGTAGTACATGTGTATTACAACTTAATCATAAGAGTTGTGAAATGATTGCAGACGATTTGGCATTAGAAATACAAACAAAGTATCCAAATCGTTACATAAAGATTTCAGTAGCCGAAGATAATGAAAACGGTTGCGAAATGGAGTATCCGAATAACTCGGATGCATAACACTAAGGTAATATGAGAGAAGGAATATTACAATGTCAAACCCTAAAACTCTTGCAGTTTTTAAGGACCTTGAGGCTTTCCGAGCCTTTACAAAAGACTTCGGGTTTAGGTATGAACCCGCAGACTTGTACAACAATCGCAGTTATGTTTGGAGATTATATAACCAAAAATATCTGTCTGGTAAGCAAGTTACCAACATGTGGGACGTAGATGCAAGACGATTTGAGAAACGCTATCAACGCCGATAATATCGTATTGATTACAGGTGGGTTCGATCCTATACACAAAGGACATCTATCTTATATAGATGCTTCTAAAGAGTTAGGATCAAAACTTATCGTGGGAGTTAACAGTGATGAATGGCTTGCTCGTAAGAAGGGCAGGTCGTTCATGCCTATTGATGAACGTGTAGCAATATTGTTAGCACTTGGTTCTGTTGATGGCGTAATGACATTTGATGACAGTGACGATAGTGGTAAGGATGCGATTGTAACACTCAGAGCAGAGTTCCCTGATAGTCATATCATTTATGCAAACGGTGGAGACAGAACTAAAAGTAATATCCCTGAGATGGATTCAGATGATTCAAATGTATCGTTCGTATTCGGTGTAGGCGGAGAAGACAAGAAGAATTCAAGTTCGTGGATTCTACAAGAATGGAAGTCTCCGAAAACAGTGAGAGATTGGGGTTACTATCGTGTACTACATGAAGACACACAACAAGTTAAATTAAAAGAACTGACAGTTGACCCTGGTAAAAACTTAAGTATGCAACGTCATCAAAGTCGAGCAGAGTTTTGGTTTGTTAGCGAGGGAGTAGCATCAGTTTATAGTCTAAATGACACTCAAAGAGAACTTTTAGGTAAATTTAACAAATTTAATTCTACGTGGATTCCAAAGACTAGTTGGCATCAATTATGCAACGAGACAGCAGAACCACTACGAATTATAGAAATACAATACGGTGAGAATTGTATTGAAGATGATATAGAAAGAATAGATTATAATGGAGAGAAAAATGCGTAAATTATTTTACATGGGACTTGAACCTTACGAAGCAAGATATACTTTGCAATTACAAAACTGGAGTACTGAGGCCTTTGAAGCACGTGGTGTTGATTATGTGGTCGTTCCCGGTGATCTACTAACAACTGATCAATCGATTGTTACTGGTCAAGTCTTAGACGCACACGGTCGTTCATACTTTGGTATGTCACAAATGATGTCATTAGTTAAGATGATGAAAGAAGGTGAAGTCACTAGTGAAGACTGTATTTTCTTTGAAGATATGTTTCAGCCTGGTATTGAATCTCTCCCTTATATCATGGATCAAGTAGCAGAAGAACATAGACCTAAAGTCTTTGTAAGATGCCTAGCACAATCTATCGACCCAGATGACTTTGTTCATGTCTGGGGCATGGAGAAATGGATGGGTCTTTATGAGAAGATGGTCAATGAATTTGTTACTGGTGTTCTCGCAACTAATGAAGAAATGGTTGCTCACATGAAGATAGCAGGTTGGGAGGCTCCTCTTTATAATATCTCAGGTCTTGCGTTTGGTAAGAACGAAGTACAAAGAAGATTGCTTGAACTCGAAGAACACAAAGACTTCCCTGATCGTAAAATGAGAGTAGCATTTACTGCTCGTTGGGACCAAGAGAAACAACCTGATTTTTATATGGACCTTATTGAAGAATGGTACAAAAGGTATGGCAAAGATCATGGCATAGAGTTCTGTTTATTGTCTGGTGGAGAGTTAAGAAGCAACAATGACTCGTACATGAAACGTACAAAGAAACTACAGAAACAAAAGAAACTAGTTATCCACGAGAATCTATCTAAGAACGATTACTATAGAATTCTTAATGATACTAGAGTTGTATTCAACTGTGCATTACAAGACTGGGTAAGCAATACAGTCAGTGAAGGTGATGCATTAGGTTGCAATGTTCTATTCCCTGCTTACAGAAGTTTCCCTGAAACGTTTGCAAATGATGTAGATAGACTTTATATACCATGGTCGCTTGAAGATGCAATTACTAAATTACATCCTTTATTAGTAGGACCACATGCTAAGATAGGAAAGATATCAAATTGGACTAACGGGACAATTGATCGTTGTATTGATATTATGGAAGGTAATGGTGAAGAGTGGTTAAGAATGTCACCTGATTATAGAAAACACACACGTGAGGCAAAGTTTTAATGAGAATAGAATCCGAGGTTAAACTCGATTTTTCAGATGTGCTTATAAAACCCAAAAGATCAACACTAGGCTCTCGCAAAGAAGTTGATCTATTTAGAAGTTATACTTTTAGAAATTACGACAATCCAGATCCGGAAGCAGACTATCACGGTGTGCCTATCATGGCATCTAATATGGATGGTGTCGGCACATTTGAAATGGCTAGGACATTAAGTAAACAAGGCGTGTTTACATGCTTAGTTAAAACTTATACAGCAGACGAGTTAATACAATTCTTTACTGATAATCCTATTTGTTGCGAACACACTGCTATGAGTATAGGTATCGCTGACAAAGATTTAGAGAAGTTACATGCAGTTAAGAAAGAAGGGTATAAACACCCTCTCAAGTTTTTGTGCATTGATGTTGCTAACGGATATTCAGAACGTTTTGCGACTACAGTAGAACAGATTAGAGAAAAATACCCGGAGTTAGTTATCATTGCAGGCAATGTAGTGACAGGTGAAATGACAGAGGAGTTAATATTAAGTGGAGCAGATATCGTTAAAGTGGGTATTGGGCCTGGTAGTGTTTGCACTACTCGTATTAAGACTGGTGTGGGATATCCCCAGCTATCGGCAATCATTGAATGTGCCGATGCCGCTCATGGTCTTGGTGGACACATCATTGCTGATGGGGGTTGTTCTAGTTCTGGAGATGTAGCAAAAGCATTCGGAGCAGGTGCAGACTTTGTTATGCTTGGTGGAATGTTGGCAGGACATGACGAGGGCGGTGGAGAAGTAGTTGACGGCAATGTACAATTTTACGGCATGAGTAGCGACACAGCAAACATCAAACACTTTGGTGGTCTTAAAGACTATCGTAGTTCTGAAGGTAGAACTGTAAAGATTCCTTATAAGGGACAAGTATCTAATACTGTCCAAGACATCTTAGGGGGCATTAGAAGCGCCTGTACTTACGCAGGAGCGAGGAAACTCAAAGACTTGAGTAAGTGTACTACCTTTATTAG